GCCACGCGCTATCCCCCCGAGGCCGCCGCGTTCGCGACGCGCTGGGCGATCACCTCGTCGAACGCCTGAGCATTCTCCTCGAGCTCGGCCGGGTGGCCGTAGCGCTCACGCTTCGCCCAGACCTTGCGGCACGTCGAGCACTCTCTCGCGTCCCCATCGCGCCGGGGGGCGAAGCGCATGTCACTCGAGCGGACTGCGCAGAGCGTCGAGACCTTGCCGATCTCCATGAGATGAGCGCGGCCCCGGCTCAACACGGTGAAGACGTAACCGCGTGGCGCGTCGACGAGTTCGAGATCGACGGCTCCCTTCGGCTTCGTCCGGAGGACTTTCCGGGTCTGCTCCTTCTCGCGCGCGGCGCGCGCCTGCGCCCTCCGCTGGTCTCGGGCCGCTGTCGTCTGTCGCTTACCCATCCTTCGCCCGCTCTCTCTCCAGCGCGTCGGCTAGGAGGTACGCGACTTCAGCCCAGCCGAATCCGCAGCGCTCATGTAGTCGCTCGTAGCTCTGATCGCCATTTGAATGGGCATACTCTTCATAGGCGAGCCGAGCGATCCCCTCTGGCAATACCGCGTCCTGCTCCATCTGCACCGGGACGGACTTCATCCGTGAGGTGCTTCCCGTGTACCAGCGTGGCCTGAACTTACCCATCGCCGAGCCCCAGGTCGTCCTTCGCCAGGATGTCCGCGTAGTCGCGATCGAACTTGCTCGGCGCCTTCTGGTGCGCCTTCGCCACGTCGACCGGCCGGATCCCGAGCTGCTTCGCCACTCTCTCGAACGCCTGCGCGAACGACGTAGGCTCCTCGCCGCCCTTGATCGGCTCGAGGCCCAGGACTTCGCGGACTTCGTTGATCGTGACGATGCCCGCCTCGAGATGATAGCGGAACAGTTCGCCGCGGATGCCCGCTTCGTCGGCCTCTTCCTCTTCCGGCTCGGGCAGTCCGCTGACGCTTCGGAGGTGACGCTCGATACCGGCGTCCGGCAAGAGGATGCCGGCCGTGGTCAGCGACGACACGAAGGCCGAGAGCTCGGCGAGGTCGGGTGTCTCGATGTCGCCGAACTCCAGCGTCGGCCACGTCCCCTCGGGGAAGGTCGACCGCATGAAGCCGAAGAGCCGCGGGATCACGAACCGGTTGATCACGGCCTGGATCGAGTTGACCACCGCCTTGAGCGCGGTCGCGAAGATCGCGGTCTTCGAGCTGGCGAGCGAGAAGCTCCCGACCTTGTCCATTCCCAGGAACAGGAACTCCATCAGGACCGACATCGCCATCCGCTGCTCGTGCCGAACGATTGCCGCGCTCGCGTCGATCGACCGCGTCCCACCCGTCGATACGAGAGTGAACCGATAGCCGGTCTTCACGGCCGTACCGTCGGCGAGCGTGATCTCTTCGGCCGGGACGACGAGCCCTTCGAGGTCGTCGCGTCGGATGTTCTGGACGAGGTCTTCGTAGTCGGCCCGAAGCGAGACCTTCTCGGGGCTCGCGCCCGGCTCCATGATGTCGGGCGGGACCTCCATCTTCGGCAGGCCCGCGAGGTCCCGCTCGATACCGATCGCCTCTACCTCGGTGAGGTGCTTCGCGTAGTACCAATCGAGGAAGGCGTTCCTCAGCAGGCTCTTGCCTTCGGGGTTGTTCTTGTGGGCCTTGATCCGGAAGAGCGCCGACTTCTCGATCGGGAGGAACTTCTCCTCGCCCTTGTCGGTGATGACCCACATCCCCTTGATCCCGCCGTCGTCTTCGTCGATCTCCCACCGGGTCAGCGCGTCCTGGGGCTTGATCACGAACTTGCGCCAGCCGACCAGGCCGTCGCTGAACCGCGAACGGAACCTCGGGTCGGGACTGTCACCGCGTCGGATCTTGTAGACGGTCTCGAAGTTCGACCACCCGAAGGGAAGCATCGAGAGGATCTCTTCGAGCCAGTCGTCGAAGGTGTGGCTCATGTCCTCGAAGCACTCGTCGAGATGCTGCTTCGCCTTGGCCGATTTCTCGTCGTCCTCCTGGGCTGGCTTCGTCGTCCGCGGGACCTGCTTGATCAGCGAGACCATGGCGTAGAGCATCGCGCCGATGATCGCCGAGTTGTCCGCCATCTCCCGGAACGTCCGCACTCCGCGGATCCCCTGGAGCCGTCGGTGCCACTCCTCGAAGATGATTCCGCTGGACTGCTTCAGGCCCGTACCGCCTGCGATGATCTGGAGCGGCGGCTTCCGGTTGGGGCTGGTGCGCGGGCGGGGGAAGCTCTCCTCGGCGTCCTGCTTCTGGACCGGCTGGGTCACGGGGTCGGCTCCTTCAGTCGTTCGAGGTGGCGGCGGATCAGGGCTCGGCGGTCGAAGTAGTTCGATGGGGGAGGCGTCACCGCCTCGAACGTCATGCTGATCGCTCCGCGCCCATGGCAGATCCTACACGTTACGACCGTCCCGTCCATGTACTCGACTGCGAGACCGGCGCAGCGAGGGCATCCGAAGATCGCAGCCAACGCGAAAGGCTGTGGATGAGGCTGGCCCTGGCGCTGCGCTTCGATCGCCACATTGATCGCGGCCGTCACCGTGAGCTGGTCGAGCCTGTCGAACGTGACCGCCACGCCCACCGTCACGCCTCGAGCTGGTCTTCGATGGTCTCGCGCACGATGGCGCCGAGGCGGACCTCGGTCGCGAAGTCGTCGACCGACACCGCAACGAGCCCGCTCCGCACCTCGCGGAACAGGAGCTCGACATACGCGCCGCGCGCGTCGTCCTCGCCCTTCCGCACGATCACGCCCAGGGCGCCGACCGGAACGTCCGCGCCCCAGGTTCCCGGGTCGTGCTTCCACTGCGGCGTGGTGCGGACGCGCTCGCCGGTCAGGGGAGGCTGAGCGGCCGCAACGGATCGGAGCGGGAGGATCCGGCAGTCGATGAGATGGCCGACGAACTTCTTGAGGTCCCAGACCATGAGATCCTCACCGCGATTCTGGAGCCAGACGACGCCCCGGCTCGGGAGGAGGGGGCTCCCGTCGTCGGGCTCGGGCGGCCTGGGTCCACTGGCGCCGAACGAGTGGAGCCTCGAGACCGTCCCGCCCTTGTCGATCAGTCTCTCGCCCGGCCGGAGCCGGAGGTCGCCGACACCGAAAGGCACGACCAGCGTCTCGAAGTAGCCCACGATCTGGATGTGCCCGCGGTCGGGATCGCACAGTTCGGTGTCTGTGTGCCACCGGCAGATCGGCCGGGTCTTCTCGGTGACGACGGGCGATATCTCGAACGGCTGGGAGGGGCGGCCGGCGATCGTCTCGAGCATGGCGTCGAGCTCGTCGTGTTCCACGTGGAACGCCTCGCCCGCGACCTGTGCCGTCCGTAGTCGCTGGATCAGTTCGTCTCTCGTCATCGCCTCCCTCCTACACGCCGCGCCACTTCGATCGCGTGCGGGCCTTCGAGGGCCGTGCTGGTGCTATCACACTTCGGGCGAGCTGAAGCGCGCCGATCGCGGCCCAGACAAAGGCATCGAGCCGGTCCGGGCTCTTCTTCCCCGGAACCCAGGTCGTCAGTTGCTTCTCGAGCTCGGCGAAGTGCCCGACGTGATGGACCTTCCCCTTCTCGGTGCGGGTCGAGATCGGCTCGGCGCGGGTACGCTTCCCCCGCGAGGCGTGGACCTCATGGATCACGAGGTCGTCGGCCTTCTCGCCAGCGCACGCGCGGAGGTTCGCCGCGATGAGGTCGCCGCCCTGGTTCATCTCGACGATGAACCCGTCGGCCTGCCACTCCTCGGCCACGTCGAGCGCGGCCTGGCCCCACGTCTCCGGCTTGCCCTGGACCGAGACGTCGTCGAGTGTCCAGAGGTGATCGTCGCGGTCGACCCCGACGACGACGATCCCCGTCTCGGCACCGGTAGAAGAAACCGCCACGTCGATCCCCACGACGATGTGGGTCAGGGAGGCGACCAGCTCGAAGAGAATCTCGGCGAAGGTCCGGTCGTCGCCCGGGGTGCGACCGAAGCGGAGCTCGTCGATCTTCTTCTGGGTCCATAGCGCCCCCTCGACCTCCTCGAGGATCATCGCGTGGAGCTCCTGGCGGCCGATGGTCGTCCCCTCGTAGATGTCGAGGAGCTCGGCGAGGTAGCGCTCGGGCAGATTCGCGGCGTTCTCGTAGGTGCTCCCGCCGGTGACGACGATCGACTTCCTCGACATGAGATCGCGCAGCGCCTTGATCGGTCGGGGCGTCGTGGTCACGAGCGCGCGCGGCGCGCGGCCCAGACGCAGTCCCATCGTGAGGTTCTGGACGACCTCCTCGGGGTACTGGAAGGCACAGAACTCGTCCATCAGGGCGCGGTGGTGCTGGGGCCCACGAAGGTTGTCGGGCCTGTCAGCGGTGTAGACGAACGCCTGGGCGCCTGTCTTCGGCCAGACGATGCGACCCAGGCCCGGCTGGTACTCGCACCGATTCCAAGGCTTCTGGGTCTCGAGGATGCCGCCCTCGCCCTCGATGAGGATGCGCCGGACGTCGCGGTCGGTCCGGCCGACGAGCGCGGTCCGGCATCCCTTCTGTTGGGCCCACTCGTGGACCTCCTCGGAACCACAGCGAGTTTTCCCGAAGCCCCGGCCGGCGAGGATGAGCCACCAGAACCAGTCGCCCTGGGGCGGCGTCTGGGCTGGTCGGCGTAGGCTCCGCCACCCGAGCCGGAGGAGGTCCGCCGCCTTCCGCTTCCCGAACTTCTCCTCAAGCTCGGCCTGTAGCTTCTCGGGCCCGACCGCCGCGAGAGCCGCCTCAAGGAGGCTCGAGGTCATTCGGGGCCAGCGGACCCCGCGGACCCGAGGTCACCACTGAGAACGTACTCGGCGCCGATCCCGATCCGCTTGCAGGCGAGATAGCCCGCACATTCCAGGTAGTTACGGACCCGTGTGCATTCCCTGGGGAAGCGGCGGTCTAGGACGGTCGGGTTGTCCTCGACCACGATCACCTCGATCCCGCGCTCCAGGCATGCCCGATGCGGTGGACCGAAACAGCCGTCCGGCGTCACGAGGAAGTCGAAGTCGTCCGCGTTCAGGCCGTCCCCGATGACCGGGGCGCGGGCGAGGCCCTTCAGGATCGAGTGGATGTACGAGACGGACACCATCTCCGCCGAGAGTCGCGCATCGGTCACACCTAGGTAGTCCTTGAAATAGCCGTCGTCTCGCTCGAGCGGGGCGTGTGCCACCGGCTTCAGAAGCTCGCGGGCGAGGGCGCGAGACACTCGGGCTTCGATGCCGCCCCATGGATTCACGCCGCCGTGTTTCAGGTACCACTCGACCACGGGATTCTCCACGTCGATCGGGGTCTGGACCGCGAGCGCGTCGTACTCGTGTCGGCGTACCTGCTGAAGCAGCGCGGAGACGCCGGTCGAGAGCCCGCCGGCGGTGCCGTCATCCTCCAGCCAGCCCTTGAGGATCAGCGGCTCCTTGAGTTCGACGATCTCGATCTCGACGCCGAGGGCCACGCGCGCGGCGTTGGCGGAGTTCACCGTGTGGGGGGAGGCGGGCGCGTTGACGGCTAGGAGGATGTCGTTCCGCCTCGACTCCTTCAGGCCCAGCTCCCCAGCCAGGAACCGATCCAGGATGCTGCCCTCGACATACAGGCAGTTTCCCGCCATCTCGTTGATATCCGAAGCGTTTACGGCGTTCGGGTTGACGATGAGCCGGTCGCACATTGAGGCGATCAGGTTCACCGAGCACACCGCGTCGCCGGCGTCGCCCCCGATGGCGCATCCCAGGCCCGTCGGTATGATGAAGACGCCGTTCACCGCCGGCTGATCTCGTGTCGCCCGGCGACCTCGCCGCCGAAGAAGTCGACGCAGTAGGCGACCGCGGCGTCGGAGTCGAAGTCCTTGCAGGAAAAGAGATTCAGGTACACCCGCTTCAGAAGGTCGAGCGTGTGGACGGTGATGTTGCTGGTCTTGATGAACTGGATCGCGGACGTACCCACCAAGTGGGGCTCCGTTTCTTTCTCCTCGTCCGGCGTGTCGAGGTCGTCCCAGAAATGGAGATCCTCCGCTTGCATCCCGATCCGGTCGCAGAGCTCATCGAAGAATCGAGCGAGCGCGTCGCGTGTAAAGACCGAGGGATCGCACCCGTGCAAGTCAAGGATCAGCTCCTTCCCATACGGGTCGCTCATCTCGTCGCCCTCCGCGCTCCGCGCGCCGCGCCGGCTAGCATGTGCGCGATCTCCTCGAGCTCGACGGGCGAGACGATGCCCGCGCCCGGCGCGCGGATCAGGTTCAGTCGGTAGCCGGCAAACTTCGGGACGGCCCCGGCGTCGGCGAAGCCCGGCACGAAGACAGGGATCAGCTCGACGCGCGAGCCGCACTCCAGGGTCATGTGAAGGGCCTTGCTCATCCGAGGATCGCTCGCCTGCAGTGGTCGCAGGTTCGACCGAGCTTGGCGCAGTCGCATTTCATGACGAGCTCGCGTTCGCGGTCTCGGAGGATCTGCATCGCGCTCGGCAAACCGGCCACCCCCTCCGTCTTGGCGGCTCTCACGAGCTGGAGCGACGCGGGATTCGGCGGGCGAGGGATCGGCTCCTGAATGCCCACCGCAAGGAGCGTCCGGCCCAGGGCGGTAGAACTCATGGCCCGCGTCGTCTGGGCCTTCGGCTTCGGCTTGAGAAACTCGGGGAACATGCCCGCCGGGTCGTACCGCTTCGAGACCGGCCGGGACCGGAGGCGCTCGACGTTCCACTCGATGCAGGAACAGCACAGCCCCTCGTCGAGTTGGATCCCGCGGCCACATGGGCACACCGGAAGCGCCCGGACTTCGGCGTGGCCCTTGGCGATCTGCTCCAGGCGGCGCTTCTCACGCGCCTTGAGTACGCGCACGATGCCGCACCCCACGGCGTAGCAGGCGCCCACGAATGCGATCGCGAGGATTGGTGTCATCGCCGTCTCCGCTTCGGAGCCTCGAGGAGTGGCGGGACGGTCGTCCCTTCTGCGTATCCCATTGGTACCCTCTGAATTCTACACCGCAGAGGCGCGCCGCGCGCGTGCGGTCAGCCGAACGTTTCGGCCAGCCAGTCGACGAGTCTCCCCAGCTTGTCCCCAGCCTGTGGACTAGAACGGCGTGTCGGCACTGCGGGCCTTGAGCGCGCGGACGGTGCTCCGGTCGACTTCGATCGGGACGACATCGGACTGCTGATCCCTGGGGAGCTTCCCAGCAACATGCCCCTCGCAGGCGTAGGTCGCGACCGTCCTCCCATCGGTGTCCTCGTTGTGGATCTCGAAGTCGGCGGGCTTCTCGCACGACTCGCAGAGCGGGGTCAAGTGCGCGCCGTCGTCGTTCGGCTCCGTACAGTCGAAGCACCGCTGACACCCGGGACAGTAGGCCGAAGCCCCGCACGCGCCGCACTCGCCCATGTCGGCGAGCGCGATGCCGTGGTCGGCGCATCCGATCGGGACACGGAACGGCACGGCCGCGGGGCAGGGGGAGTCGCATCGGCCGCCGCCCTTCTGTCCGCCGCAGTCGCAGCGAGGATCGGGCTCATGGACGAGGCCCGGCCGGAACGACCGCGGTTCGGCGAAGCCGATCTCGGCGTCCTCGGGGACGACGTCGCCCTCGTGCCCGATCTGGATCTCGGCCGAGCTTCGGCATCTCGGGTGCTCGGCGATGGGAACGAAGTCGTCGGGGCTGTGGTGGACTTCCGTCGTACCGTCCTCGTTCAGTTCGACGGTATCGGCTGCAACCCGAACGGGGATCTTCCCCTCATCCATGAGCTTCTGGAAGGCGTCGGCCGAGGCTTCGTCGAGGAACGCCTTGCCGCCGACGAGTGCGTCGCGGAAGGTCTCGGGGCAGAGTATCTCCTGGACCCCCTCGTGATCGATCGGTTTCACCCGGTTGCCCGGGAGCATCTGGACGTAATCGCCCTCATCGATCGGTTCATTCGCAGTCATCGTAACAACCCGCCCGCCGTGATCGGCGAAAACCTGGATCACCCGGAGGCGCTTCTCGGCGAGCGCCCCTTCGAGCGCCCTCCCCACCATCGCGACACGCCGGTTCGCATGGACAATGCAGAGAGTTCCCTTCTCTGGGTCGCACACACACCGCCGCTTCGACTCATCGAGGAACTTCGCGGCGGCCTTGTCGACGCATCGCTGTAGGCTGCCCTGGATCTGCCGGTGGAACGAGTCGCTCTTGAGGAGCTTCCCGATCGGACTGATCTTGAGCTGGGGCGTCGCGTCGTTCTGGTTCAGGATCTTCTCGCCACCCGGGAGTAGCTTCGTCTCGCCAGCCGGCGGCGCGCCGATGCTGTAGGCTTCCGGCTTCTTTGCGAGGAATTCCTCGACCGCCTCCGGCGTTATCGGCGCGGCGCTGAAGTCTGGGGCGACCGCGACGACGTCGCCGATGCGGACGCTCATCAGCGCGCGGCAGATCGGGAGGTACCCGTCGGTCTTGTGGCGAACCCGGAAGTAGCGGCCGGGTTTGGCGTCCTCGATCGCGGTCGCTATGAACACGATCGGCTTCGGATCGCCGAGCGCGAGGAATTGTCCCTTCATGCGCTCGAGCGTCTTCGCGTTCGCGTCCTGGATCGACCTATCGCAGATGGCGCACAGCAGCGCCCCGAACTTGTTCCGTTGGCCGCAGTAGCACAGCCACCCGGCGGTGGTCTTCGCATCGTTCATCGTCGTCTCCTTCCCGCGCTCCATTGCGCCCGATCAGTGTAGCGCGTTGGGGTTGGGAGCGCGAGCCTTCCGCGCCGCGATCTCGGTGAGGAAGGCAAGCAGTTCCTCGGTCTCGCCCTGGCGCACGTTGCTCTGGGGGCCGATGTTCAGACGGTCTCCGAAGACCTCCGGCCGCCTGCCCTTCAGCAGGAACTCGAGGAGCCGGTCCGAGTAGTAGGTCTTCTTGCCGACCTTCTCGCCCTCGAAGAAGACGTCGGTCTCGACGCCTTCGATCGCCCGGCGCCGGGCTTCGGTCTCAAGCACGTCGGCCGCGGCGTCGGTCGCTGTGTCCCAGGAGTCGGCGAAGGCTTCGTCCCGGTCGCGCCATGCGTAGACCGTCCCCCGGTTGAGCTTGAGCTTCTCACTGTCGAGCTCGCGGATCGCGCCCATGACCGTGCCCACCTCGGCGAACTTCTCGAGGAAGCGTTTCTTCGCGTGATCCGTCTCATTCGTCCGGATCACACTCCGCCTCTTGCTGACGGGCTTCCGGTGCTTCATCCCGCGGTGGACCTTCAGGCCGTGCCCGGTGGGGAAGGAGGCTTTGCACTCGGGGCAGTCGTGACCGGTGGCCATGGGTAGAGGCTACACGAAAAGGCCGGGCCCCCGAAAGGACCCGGCCGGAAGGAAACGTTCGACGGTCGTCGAAAGCCTCAGCGGCGGAGATGACGAGTCAACACCGCTGATCGAGAATCTATCCCGAAGGTGGGCGGGTGTCGAGCGGTGAAGTGGTCCCGCCCGGGGCTGGGGTGCTCCGGGCGGGACCGGTCGAGCATCTGGTTGTCCTTTACGAACGGATCGAACGTAGCACCGCGCGCGGCGCGCGTCACTCCTCGTCGAGTTCGTCCTCCAGGTGGAGGAGCTCCTCGAAGTCGGCGGCCATCTGGACTTGCGCCTCAGCGTTCGCGTCGTCGGTCAGCTCGTCGTAGGTTGGGACGCGCTTTGAGCTGGCCCATGTGTCGGGGGGCTGGAGTTCGACGGAGATCGGGTCGCCTGGGTCGTCGGGAGACCAGGTCCCGGCGCTCTCGGTGCGGGCTTCGAGGACGGCGACGGCGATCCGAAGGTCGGTGATCGTGGCGCGGTTCTCGCCCGTCTCCCGCTTGCACTCGAGTACCTGGGCGTACATGAGGCGCCGGGCCTGGTCCGCCTTTGCGGCCATCACATCGGTCTGCAGCTCGTGCTTCCGGTCGGTGGCGTGGGCTCTTGCGCTCCGGCCGGTCACGGCATCGACGAGAGCGGGCCCGCCCAGGGCGGTGATCAACGCGGCGAGGGCGAGGAGCATCTCGGGGGTCTTTATCCGCTGGGTGACGGCGCGGGGCTTCGGATCGGACTTCGTCATGCCTATAACAGCGCGCGCACCACGCCGCGGAAGATGTGATCCTTCGCTTGCTGCTCGGGCGGGAGCTCATCGAACGCGCAGAAGCACGGGTGAGTCTTGGCTTCCGGATCCTTCTTCTCGCCGTACCTCCAGCCGTCGCGGCGCTTCTGCTCCAGCCAGGATTCGTGACTGTCCGATGGGGTGCTGTTCGGGTTGTCGGCGTGGAGCTGGGCTCCGAGCAATGCACTCTCCTTCTGCCGCTCGGGCGCGTCCTCCCATGCTAGTTGGGACTCGTCGCCGAGCGCCTGA